TCGGAGATGTGTATAAGAGACAGTATTTATATAGGTATAAAATTTTATTTCTTATTTCCTATTGCAAATATAATCAAATTTCTCGAAGTTGCAAAATATTTGTATAAAAATTCTAAGAGTTCGATTTCAAGGTTCTTTTTCTGCGTAACTTATAGGCTGTATCTAGAGTTTCACAGGTAAAGTCCATATTATTTATTGATTTGTAATTAATAGCTTTCTGTATGACCTCCCTGTATTCCTTCCAGAACTTCAAGCCCCCTTTACTGTCCACGGTTTTTTCAAAGTATTGGGTTGCCAATAATCCAAATGTATCTGCAATGGTTTGACTCTCGAATATGTATATTCTCAAATCTGTTATAGCCTTTATTATATCATCCTCGCGTTTGATGGGCATTACTCCATATCCTTCTTCAGGAAAAAGTTCTTCTGATACAATAGCTGTAAAATACCTTCTACTTGAGGGTCCATTTTTCCAATACTCGGTTATTAACTGCCTTATCTTGAAGTCAGGTATTCTATGTAAGTAAGATAGATATACCTTATCCTTCTTTGTAGACCTCCTTTTATATGCAGTTGGAGCTTGCAATACTCGGGGCATTATCCTATAATTATTCCACCTATCAAACTCAAGAATCAGAGCATAAAGGTCTTTGTCCCATTTATCCTCTGATTCCTTCAGCCTTTTCATATTCTTTATGATACGGGGATTGGTTATAGAATTTAATACCCAAGAAGCATCTCCTGAATGTATTTTAGCTTCTTCTTTGGGTAGTCTTTTAACCATAGCTCCAAATATGTAATCTCTGAATCTAGGTTCTATGGGAGATTTGGGATTTACTAAAGAAGGATGTAGTTCAAAGTAATCGGAGAATAGTTTGAAGAACTTCTCGGCTCTTGCCTTTAATTCTAAGTACTTGTAATGAGACATCTTGAGAATTTCTCCAGCTTCCCAAGTTGATAGGCCTTTGCCTTGTATAAACATAAGGCTGGCCCTCTCTTGCTCGGTCAAACAATCCCAAGCCAATTCTTGATGTCGTTCCATGTTAGTATTGTTTGTTCATTAGAATCTCTTCGGTACTACCATCGGGAATTTGAGATAAATCTACCTCATAATCAGCTGAGTACATTTTATATTCATCCGATTCGTGATAAGCTGAATAGAGTACATTTTCCATGGGTACTTCTATCTCTAAACTGCCATCCATTTCAGGGTATAGCTTTACCAGCATCGTCTTTGTAGTAAGATTACTTTCAAGTATAATGGCTGGTATTCCCTCAAATGGATATCCCCTCAATACAACATAATCCCCAATACCAACTCTTGTAATATCATTTACCGAGAATATCTTATTCGCTCGAGACATTCTACGATACTTTTTTACCTCTTCCTTAGTTATAGTGGCTACTACGGAATAATCATCAAAGTCTTCGGCATTATCTACTCTCAACCTCTTTCTTTTGGGTCTGTAATCCAAAGACTTCATGAATGACATTATGCCTGGGATATCTTTCTTTAGTTTGTTTAGGTAATATCTGTCAAAGGCTTTTTTAGACTTCATCTTTATGAATCCGTAATTGAACAGTAATGGTACATCCTCGTACTCATTATTACCTTTTCGTGACTTCTTGAGTACACTTATAGTTGGTACTATGGCTTTCACATGTTTATACCCCCTACATTTCAAATCAGAATTGATTCTCTTGTAGAATTTCCTGTCAAGCCTGAATATACAGTATACATAGGGGGTCTTCATATTACTTGTTCAATTTACGAGCGTATTTGAATACGTCTGAATATGTTACCAATCGTTGAATTTCTTTGAACATATACACAGCTAAATGTACTTTCGGGGTTTTTATCTCCATTCGGGAAAGTTCTGAACAATTTTCCATAAGGAACGAATCTATTTCCCCAGCTTCCACAATAAAGAAAGCTTCACCTTTTGGCATAGAATTATACCGCATGATGAGTATGGGTATTTTTCCTGCACGTTTAGCATCCTTTGTAGCCTGTTCCCAAAAGGATATAATTTTACAGCTCTTAAGTCCCAGTAGTATATGTTCGAACTTAATATCCTGATAGTTTTTACATTCGATTGAGAATGGGAAGCGACGTGAGTGTTTCTCATCAGTACATACCAAATCTCCCATAGCATCCTTAGCCTTTGCCCATCCTCCTGAACCTGGGGTTCTAGAAAATTTATATCCTGTCCAGGATTCCCAGGCCTTTGCTATAGTACGCTCGAACCTGCTTCCTTTGTTTCGACTATTCTTTCTCATGTTCTGATAGTGTTTAATACCAATAGTCTAATGTACAATACCAGTATAATACCCCTCTTGGTATTTCTTATAAATACTCGAGATACCTGCTGAAGTGATTTTCAGAGAAAGTTTTTGAATTATATACTTGTTTGTAAATCCCCTTTTTCTAAGCTTTATGATTTTCTTAAACTCCTCTTCATTAACTTTACTGTGTACATGCCAACCTCTTTTCATATAGTTGGGATTATTGTGTTTCTTACCATAGATAGTTTTCAACCTACCATCTTTAACCATTTGTTGTGAATTCATTTTCTTGGTGCCCCAATAAAGGTTTTTGTAGTAATCATTCAAAGGGTTGTTATCTATGTGACATACTTCAGTATACTCTTCAGGATTTGTATTACATACCCAAGCCAATGCTACTAACCTACTGCGATAGCATTTTATTTTACCTTTTTCTTTATGTACTAAGGATATCTTATATCTACCATCGCCTTTCCTTTGATAACACCGTATGCGATGGAATGAAGTAGACATTTTATGACTACCTTTTATATACCTACTGTATACTCTACCACTTTTACTAATATAATAACCTGGGAATCCCGGAACATTATCTTGTCTCATACCCACTAGTTAATTTTATTAACTATAGTAAGATAAGCCTTTGTCCCTCTTGACTGTTAATACTCTGGCCTTGATTGGTATACTCTCTTGATGAGTTACCATGAATACTGTTAGCTTTTCGGTTATGGATATCTTTTCTAATAGTTTACTTACCGTATCACAATATTCCCTATCTAACCCCTCAAAAACCTCATCCAAAAATAACACATTAATTCTACAGTTTCTACGAATCATAGAATTCATAGCCAATACCATAGCTATGTTCACCAAAGTTTTTTGACCACCAGATAACTCCTCGTATGATACTTCTATACCATCCATAATTATCTGAGTATTGAAATCCTTCTTAACTCCCTGTATATCTACATAGAATAAGATACTGAACCCAAGTACATCAGAGTATGATTCAAGTGTTTCATTCAGAATATCCATTGAACTCTCGAATAGGAATGCTTTTATACCCCTATTCCCCAGAGGGTCATCCATTACCCATTTGTAATTATCAACCTTTTCCTTCTGGTTTTCCATTTTCTCTTCTACGGTTGATAATTTCTTGGTTAAGGTTGAAAGCTGAGTTTTATATTTGGTTATTAACCCTTTGTTTACTCCCACCTTCTTTTCTGAAAGAAGTCTTTTGATTTCTGATTCTACTTGTTCTATCTCTCTTTGTATCTTCTTTACTTCGTATTCCTTATCCCTAAGTTCTTCCAGTTCATCTCGATAACCAGATATTCTGTCGGATATTTTGGAATATTTACCCTGTAACCTTTCAATATCTCCGAAGGCTTTCTTTACTTCCATTAGGCGTTTCAAAGAGCTCTTAATATCACCACTCTTCAATAACTTTACTATTCCTTCAATGAACTCTTCTAGAGATACCTTGGTTTTCTTCTTGGCATCATTTATCTTGTTGATAATATCCCTTTGACTCTCCTTTGCATCTGATAACCTTTGTTCGATTCGGTTTTTCTGAGTTACTGTCTCCTTAAGCTCACTTGATTTTTTGGCCTTAGCTAGCAGTGATAATCTCTTTTCAAGAACTTTAACCTTTGAAGAGATGTCATCTTTCACAGTACTAGCCTGTTTCTTTAGGTCATCAACCATCCTTTGAACGGACTGTTTCTTATCCTCTAATGTTCTATATCTTTGAGAGATATTCTGATACTCTTTCAGAGCTTCTGTATAGTAGCCCTTAGCAATATCCCTAGCTTTAGATATGTATTCCAACTCAAAAATCTCCTCAAACAATTCTTTCTTGTCTGAAGAAGATTCTTGTATCAGTCTTTTCATACCTTGACCGAATAGTACTGAATTCATAAAAAGGCTATACGACATACCCAAATCAGCGACTATAAGCGCCTGTATCTCCCCCTTACTTTTCTCTTGTACTTCAACAGCATCTATCTCATATATAAGTCTATCTTTACCCTTGGCTCCATTCACTTCACCTTTATACTTAAGGCATCTGGTTATTTTGTGAGTTTTACCATTCTTACCAAAGTATATTTCTACCTTAGTTCCCTGATAGGATTTGGGTCTATACTTCTCCCAGGTATTTACGTCTGACTTACCCTTTAGATTCTTACCGTAAGCACCCCAAACTAAAGCTGATAAGATTGTGGTCTTACCCTCTCCTGTAGCTCCTCGAATTACAGTTATCCCCTTCGAACTTAGGTTTAATTCCAAATGAGATATGGAACAGAAGCCATCGACTATAATATTGCCAAACTGTATCATTCTGCCTCCTTAATTACTTTTAATAATGTGGCCTTTTTATTTTGGTCTTTTATACCTTTTGCCCTCATATACCTCCTTACCATCGTTTTCTTAGTAAGTTCCCTGGTTATTTGCGGGGTATCTTCCACCGCCATAATCCGAGACTTGCTAGCAATGACAGTATAATAATTACCATCATCTTTAATTTCATCTTCTGATGATACATCCACAAATTTAGGAAAGCCCTTGAATGGCTTGAATTCCATTGAGAAGTCCTCATATATTTTCCAATATCCAAGTTTACAATTACGGTCTGTTCTCCTCTGTTGTAGTGGAGCTCCTACCATGTATATCTTTTTTCCGAGTCTCTGTGGTTTATGTATATGACCTATCAATACCAGTTTGAATTTAGATAGTAAATTCACATTCAAATTCTCTACTGTTCCAACTTCAGTATTATCAGTATCTTTAGCTCCCGGGTAGTCAGTATGCAATAATAGGATTGTTGGCTTTAACATAGCTTCTTTCAACTCAGCTTTGATTAACCCATCTAACCCCTTATTGTGGTCTAAATAGGGAATACCTACTACTCTGAACTTATCAAACTCATGATAAGAGAAGTCCAGATTATGTAAGAACGAATACCTACGACATAAGTTTGCCCAATGTGATGGGGATTGATTAGTTATCGAATTGCTTTTCTGTAGGTCATGGTTTCCAGATATACCATAGATGTTAAATTCCTCGCACCTATTTAACTCTTCGAACTGTTCAATTATAATTTCATCAAGTGAAGTACTTATATACTCTGGACGGTGCATAAAATCCCCGCAAAAAAATGCCGGACATTTATACTTAATACATAAGTCTTTAATCAAAGAGAGGACCCTGAAAATACTTAGGGTCCTCTTATTATCCTCATTGAACTTAGAGAATTCCCCTAAGTGCAAATCGGAGAATGCTATACCTATCACCTTCATAACTGAAGAAATTTCTTGATAAGGTGTTTTCTCTTCTCGTAGTTCATCTCATCCAGTATCATGACTTTTATCTTGTAACCCATGATTTCCAGTGTACCGGTATTAGGTATACCATTTACATACTGGAGTATATTTGAATCGGATTTATATCCCCACAGGTCAAGTATACCATACATTACCTGCGATACCTGGAATTGATAATACCGAGATAATACTCGTTTACCATTGTCTTCTGTTACCCATTCATTGAAGAAGCTTGCTGAAAAAGGTATGAAAATTAGGTGAGTACACTGTTGACCGAGTAACATACGACATAAGTCTACTGCATGGTCTAAGTCGCATTCGGCTATCCTGTGAGAAAGTTTGTTGATGAAGTATGCTGCCGAATCAAAGTATGACCGGTCAGTTACAAAGCTGTCTTCTCCCCTGAAAGCTTTGTTACGCAGGTTGAGTACTTGCATATCCTGAGCAAATACTGTACTGGCATCTTGCTGAATCATATCAGCATGAGGCATGTCTCTTGTTTCAGGTACCAAGTCCGAATATGACCCGGATATGAAAGGTATCTTTAACATATCCGCTACTTCCTTGGCAATGGTTGTTTTTCCAACCCCCGAAACACCGGTGAACATAATTTGATATTTCCTACCGTTGTACATAATGTTGTAGTTTTTTGAAAGGTTCCAAAAAATCGGGTATCTTGAAAGACCTTAAGTTAAACTTGTCAAGTACCATGAATAACCTGTCTTTCCTTATATTATTAGTACATCCTTTTACCCAAGGGACTTTCTTGATAGGGTGAAGAGTTAATGCAGTTCTCAAGTCTATAAGAGGCTTGTTCTTCTTGTATAACTCTTCTAGCTGGTCCCTTTCAATGCCCTTGAACTCTGCTCCTTTTGCATCTATGAAGTCTGCTATGCTCCCATATTGTTTCAGGAAAGCTTTAGTCTTCACTTCTCCCATACCATAATAACCGGGTATATCATCCGATTTATCTCCATTAAGTATTAGGTAGTCAACGCATTCCTCAGCAGAGTAACCCATTATATCCTTACAGGTTTGACTAAGAATTAGGGTATCTTGGTTAGGATTGAATATCTTGACTCTTTTGTCTAGTAATTGACAGAAGTCTTTGTCAGAGGATATTATGAGAGATTTACCCGGGTGGTTTATTGCCAACCAAGCAATGTAGTCATCAGATTCATATCCCAAGCCTTTTCTATCGATAATCATCTGAACTCCGAGTAACCTTAGAATCCTTCTCAACAATGATAATTGTTTATTGAAGTCCTCGTAATCCATACTTATCTTACTCCTGTGTGCTTTGTAACCCTCGAGTAGACCATTACGGAAATTAGACTCTTTGCTCTCATGAGTATCGAATGTAATTACTACATGGCTTGGTTTAAACCGAGTTAAGTATGAACCGAGGATTCTTAAGAACCCGTACACCAACCCGGTACCAGCTCCGTTATTGGCTTTAAGATTCTTAAACTTATGGTATGAACGGTGAGCAAGGTTACTCCCATCCACTACCATAAGCATCCTCGGTTTTCTACCCCTCGTCCGGGATGTATTCGTCTTCTTCTGCATCTTCAGATTCTATTTGAGATTCATAGTCTAAGTCTGCATCAACAGGGAACATGTTTCGTGTAATCTTCTTGAGCTTTCGCTTAGTGGTTCCTATGGTATTTATTCCGGCAGCCTTTAACAGCTTTTTCCTTAACTCACCATCTTCCTCGATTAACCTGTGGAAAGCCTCTTCACCTCGACAGAGTTTCTTTCCTTCAAACATGTATGTTCCACCACCGAGCTTCTCTATCACTCCAGCATCCTCCAGAGATTCCTCTAACCAGAAGTATCGGTCGAAGCCAACTTCATGGTATTTTGGATTGAAGTATATAGGGGCTTTGGATATGGTTTCTCGAGGAGGAGATACCTTATTCTTTTTCATCTGAACAGTTACATATTTACCTGCTCGTCTTTCCTTACCCTTATACTTAATCTTGAGAGTCTTACCGGAATAGAAAGCTAACCGGATTGAAGCATAGAACTTGAGTGCTGCTCCACCAGGAGTTGTACTGGTATCTTGACCAAACCCTGCACCCAGTTTACTACGTAATTGATTGATACATACCATGGTTACTCCGAGTCGATAGAACAATTCGTTCCTTATTCGGAACATCTTGTATATCTGCTTTGCCCGGTTTCCCATCTCGGCCTTGCTATCCGCCATCTTTGCATCAATGGCTTCTATAGAATCCAGAGCTGCTATGGAGTCTATCACAACTATGATAGGCTCATTATTAGTTAGCTTTGACCTCCAGTATATGGCTAAATCAGCAATAGCATCCGAAATAGTTTCTATTCTGGTATCATTTAATACTGTTACTCGTTCAGGGTCCAGACCATTTTCCTCTGCCCATGAATTCATCCATGCTTGTTCTGCATCCACCCATATTACATGACCCCCGAGTTGTTGTGCAGCATAAGCAAAATTGTAAGCTATCAAGGACTTGCCTGAGGATTCTTCTCCCATGATTTCAATTATCTTCCCGAATGGTACACCACCACCCATTTGATAATTGAGAGCAAAGAATGTGGATGGAATCCATAGTCCATGGTGATTTATAGTACTGGCCTTGAACTGGAGAGATGACCCGTATTTTTTGAGTATCTCATTCTGTGTGGGTATCTTAAACTTTTTGCCACCCGATTTTCGGGTAGCTTTAGGTTTTCTTGCCATACTTGTAATTTATAATATGAAAAGAGTGGGATATAAACTATACCCCACTCCTACTTTAGGTATATATCTAGAAAATCTTAGATATCACTCTTATATTTCTTTCCCTTTTTCTTTTTCTTGTCCTCTAGCTTGCTTTTGGAAGAGGACTTCTTACGTGGTCTTTCATCCTCATCGTCATCATCCCCCTCATTGAGGAATGAAGCCAGCTTCTCCTCGAGTTCGTCGTAGGAAAGGATATTTGCCCGGATTGCTTTCTCCAGGTCTACCTCTCCCCGATACTTCTTGTCCAGCTTGGTTTTCTGGCAGGGTGATACCGAATAACTGGTATCATTCTTACCGGTACCAGTACGGGTGATTTTGATATCGTATCCCTCTACGGGGTCGGTCATATCACCCCAGTCCTCTTCATCGAGGTAAAGGTCGATAATATCCTGATATACCGAACGGGGTACCATCATGGGTTTATCTACCCGGTCTGGGTCAATTTCCTTACCCTTGGTATCTTTGTACCCGAGTACCCCGATGAGATACTTTCTCTTCGGTACCAGTTTCGAGGCCAAGGCCTTGTCATCGGGGTCATCGGAGTTTTTAAGCTCCTGGAACTTCTCCATGAAAGGGCATGGCTCATCGAAAGTTGCCGGAGATATAATACCTCCCTCCTTTGGTCCAAGATAGAATTGAATAATCTCGATTCCCAATTCCTCATCTGCACCTCTGGACTTAATACGTACTCGGGTAGTTCCCTCTTTCGGATAGATTATTCCACCACCCCCACTACGCTTTTCCAGGTCCTTCTTCCTGGCAAGCATCTTTTCTCGGGTAGTCATTACACTGCCCTTTTTCTTGGTTGTTTTTTCTTTTTTCATGGCTTTATTTATTGGTTTTCGATATAAAGTATCTCGTTCAGAGATAATATAGTTGTTACTTGATTGGGAAGGTCTACTACATCCAGTTCTTTACCAGCATACAGACCGTAGGTAACTACTGCTCCAACCTGAAGACCGGGATATTCTTCCTGCTGTTCATCAGTTATGGGTCCTACCTGAATTACTACACCTTTGCGTGGTACTGTGTCCTTATCGTGTTCCTGAGGGATATAAAGTCCTCCTTTTGTTTTGGTATCTGCCGTTACTACCGGAGATATTATAAGTACCCGACTTCCTGTAGGAGTTCCCAAACCTTTCAGTTTACCATTCAACTCCTTTGCTTCTTTGACCGAAATAAGGTCTAACTCAATTCTTGACATATTTACTGTTGTTTACGTAAGTTTGCTGATACAGTTCTTAAAATATTCTCTCGTGATTCGTAAGCTTTACATATACTTATCATTTTACTCGCATTGTACTCAGCCTTCATATATCTTTTCAATGCTCCCTGATAAGCTTGGTTGTTCTCTGCTTTATGAGCTGCTGCGTCATTGTTTACATTACCTGATTCTTTATAGTAAAGCCATGCCTTACTATAAGCCTGATCTTTTGCCTTTTCAAGTTTATCCCTTTTATATATAAGCCTATCCCTTACCATCACCAATAGAGCATAATTAGATGGACTTCTACGTAAAGACTGATTGACCAGGTTCTCATCAATCATGAGTTCCTGGTCTAAATCAATCTCATAGGTTTTCCCTTGAAATAGAATCTTTAGTGTGTTTTTCTTAATCTGGGATAGACGTACTATCTTTTGCCTTTTTTCCATATAACACCTCTTTCACTGAAGTATTTATACATGGTCATAATGCTTATTCCATATTTGACCTTTATCTGTAGGTTACTCATACCACTCTCATAATCTTCTATCATCTTATTTATAGACTCCTCACTCAACTTAGGGCTTGGTATATTAAATCTACCGTCTCTTATACATTGTTGAGTATTCTCTTGGTTAGTACACCAATATAGATTTTCTACTTTATTATTTTCTCAATTATTATCCTTATGACCCACACACGGTTTATTATCTGGGTTTGGAATGTAGATTAAAGCTACCAACCTATGTATATTAAACGTATACTTAATCCCCTTATTATTTCTTAGGCTTACTATCAAGTAACCATTGTTCTTCTTTCTCTTAGCCATTTTCCTCCAAGTAACTCTATCTCTATACTTAGAGTACACATTACCTTCTCGAGTAACATGGTAACAATCAAAATCTGGTATATTACCTTTCATACATTCTCTTCCTAAACTCTCTCTTATTTTTCTCTATCTCTTCTGGATATAACTTAGGATAATCTTCTATTTCAATACCTTTGAACTTACGATGTTCCTCTAAGTACTCATCAGGATTAAAATCTGGTTCAAGCATTTTCCTATAATCATATCCAGGAATAAAAGGTAGTTCCTCTGCCATAGAACGCCCGATAACGAAGTCCATTGACATACTTACGTCGTCTATCTGGAAGTTGAAGTATTCTTTAGTATTTGGGTTACGGCAAGTTTCCCAAATCTCGTATACTACCCAGGTATTTATATATTCGGGACTTACCAAGTAATAGGTGGCATCATGAACATTACAGGTCTCTTGCATAAATGGTAACTTACCTTGCCTCATTTTCCAATAGTTTAGGATTGAAGCGAATAAGTTCATATCTGATGCAGCTGATTGACATGGCATATTAACCGATAATCGTACTGCGTATGCAGCTTCTTGCTCATTATCAGAATATACTTGAGGTAACCTTCTTTTCCTGCCAAACAAAGATTTAATATATCCATGTCTTACCAATACTTTCTCCTGGTTAATCATGAACTTCTTAATCTTCGGATGTTCTTGGAAGAACTCATTCAACTGTTGTTGAGCTTCATCAGGGGTTACGATAATACCAGCTTTCGGGTCAGATAGTTTAACTGCAAGCAGTTTCTTCTGAATACCATAAATAATACCAAAACATATCTGCTTTGCCTGTTTCCTTCGATTTTTCCAAAGCTTGTAATCAGGGTGTTGTTCATCGCTGTAAGCTTTGTTTGCTTCATCGTATGATACTCCATACTTGTTTGCTGCAATAGCAAGGTGAGGGTCCTGACCCTTAGCAAATGCCTCAAGATAAGTCTCATCTCCTGAAAGGTGAGCCATGATTCTTAACTCAGCTTGTGAGTAGTCAAGTGCCATATATAGTTTACCATTAGGAGCTACTAACTGTTTCTTGATATTAGCATCCACAGAAGTCTTGGGTATCTGCTGAAGGTTTGGTTCAGAACTACTTAATCGGCCAGAAGTAGTACCAATAATTTTGAATTGCCCGTGAATCCTATCATCGTCCTGTACCTTATCATGCCATCCCTCGATGTATGTTGTATACATTTTCTTTAACCCTCTTAATTCGAGAAGATTATCCAGGAAAATTGCTTTGGGATTTTCGGGATTTTTAACCGTTAGTCGAAGTTCTACCAATGTATCTTCATCGGTACTCGGCTTATCAGTATCACGATTAGTTTTCTTATCCTTGGTATATTTTATGATGGGGAATTTGAACCCCTTTTCGGAATACAACAGTAGAGGTAAATCAATTGTACTTCCCAAGTTTACTTCTCGGGTTAATTCCAATTCTTTTTTAGTGGTGAATACACCAGCTCGTATATTGGATATTTTTTGCTCCCTGCTTGCTATTTTCCGTGCATCCTTGGGGCTATTATAATCCAGATTTTCAAGTTCACTTTCAATGGATGCAAGGTATTTGCTTATTCTTTCTTGGACAAGCCATCTAGAGAATTTTTTCACTCGTGGAAGACTCAAGCAATTAGAAGTTGCTTGTTCAATTTTTGGCTTGTAAGATTCAAGCAATTCCTGATTGAATTTCCTATCGAGGTATAATCCGGTTTTTTCAGCATGCTGCAATACCCTAGAAGCTGGCATAATCAAATGCCTAAATAAGGGGTACATGCCAATCTCTATTAGCTTACTTTCAAAGAACATAGCTAACCTAAGAGTATAATCGGTATCCTGACAACCATACTTGCATAAGGGTTCCAATGGTTTCTTATCCCAAGGTATCTTGTCGAACTTCTCTGCCTTCTCGTAGTCGCCATGCTCTGGTAGATACCTTCTAACCATTGATTTCAGGTCATTAGGTTTCTCTTCATTTAGAAGATACTTCATAAGCATTCCATCCAGAACAGTACCTCTAACATATATCCCATATAACTCGAATATCTGAAGGTCAAACTTCAGATTCCATCCCACTTTAGTTACATCGGGATTCTCAACCACCTTTCTACCAAAATACTTTAACCAACGTTTCCAATGAGGGTTTTCATATTCATGGTGACATAAAGGTATTGATACACCAGAACCAACTTGAAAGGTTATGGATAATATTGTTGGTTTAAAGGTTTTATTATAAATACCTTCGGCATTTGTCTCGAAGTCTACAGAAGCTATGCCTGTTTTCAAACAAGCTTTCACAAGCCGTTTGACTTGTGAGAAACTTTTGATTATGTCATATCTTGACTCCATATTTATTCTTATTATATGCAGTATAGAATAGATTTTTACATGACCCTAAGTCTGATGTATTCTTTACTACTTGAAAGATACCGTTCTTTACTCTTTTTATATACCCTGCTCTACAAAGAAGACAGCATAACCAATATAAATATGCTGTCTTAGCTCCTGTACTTTGTAAGTAAGTATACCTAAATGTCTGACCAACTTCTATATTTTGTAGAAGTTTTATCAAGTTATATATAATGTCTCCCTTCATAAGAATTATAAAATTATGTACTCGGAGCGGGAATCGAACCCGCACGACCATTACTGGTCACAGGATTTTAAGTCCGGCGTGTCTACCTATTTCACCATCCGAGCTTTTATAAAAAGGGGAGATGAGCGAAGAACAGTAACTCATCTCCTAATGCTATAGCCTTCGACTTTAATTATGGGATTTTGGTATCTCGTACCAGTTTATTGCCCATTGCTAGCTGGAGGTCGTATCTCCTGTTATAACCCAGCTATAGCCCTGTACGGAAGACAGGATTCGAACCTGCGACCCCTTGCTCCCAAAGCAAGTACACTAACCGGACTGTGCTACTTCCGTAAATTAGGTACCAGTCTATATCCCTACCGTCTAGTACCTGGGAATGAATCAGGACTCGTTGTCCACAGCGCAAAGTAAAGATTTATCTATGGACCCAGAGGGGCTTGAACCCCCGACCTTCGGATTATGAGTCCGCTGCTCTTACCAACTGAGCTATGGGTCCGAATGAAGGTAACGGCCTTTACTACTAATCTCGGCGTGACAGAAAAGAAACTAAGACCAATTACCGTTACCTTCTTTGTTACCTTAATTCGGTCTGGATAGAAGTTTTGAGTTTTACCCAGTCCTTTTTATAACTATGCAAACTATCAATAGTATGATAGAGATAACCTGGTTTGATACCCACTTCTCTGGCTACGTGTTCCATGAGTTTCCATGCCAGATATACATCATTTCCGAAGTGAGTTACAAAATCGGATGACCTTTGGTGATAACAGATATTCAATTGCTTTTCACCCCTTGCGTTTTCCCGGATAAGGAAGTCGTAATACATAGAGCATGGTATACGCATCTTACCATCCAGGTTTTCGGCATCAGAACATTCTACCTGCCCATCTTCACCATAGATATTAAGTATGGCTTTACGGGTATCATTATCATCCTTGAGCAGACCTATGACAGCCTGTAACTTGGTCATTACAATCCCATTATACCTTACTACCTCATTCATTCTCTCCGAATAGGTGTAGTCGAAGTACTTACCATCTACCAGGAACTCTTCCCATATTTCGGGACGCAATTTCCATGCTTCACCCGGGTTAATTTGTCCCGGGTGTATTCTTTCCTGGAACTCAGCCTCTGCCCAATCTTTAGATTTGGTGAATACAAATAAAGGGGCCGGGTCTTCCAGGTGAGTCAAACAGTATTGCTCGCATATAAGTTCTTTGGTAATGAAGTCATCTTTACCTTCGATAACTTTATTCTGATAGGTACGGGGTTTTACCTCATTACCCATCTCATACAAATTTCTTGCCGTCTCAGACATCAATTCGTAAGGATTTGAATATATTCTCATATCATCTTTGTTTGAATAGTTTTACACAATTCCCAATAGTTACTCTACTAACGTTATATCTAATTGATAATTTTCTCATAGTGTACTTTCCAGTTCTGTATAAAGATTCAATCTCCTTACGTTGATTGTAAGTTAATTTTGACATAGGATGATTTTCGCCCTTTAATCCTGGACCTTTACCAGGTTTATATGTAGTTTTTATACGCCCATCTCTGAAGGCCTGTTTAATATTGTCAGACCCAGTACCCCACTTTAAGTTGATTACTTGGTTGTTATGTATATCGTTGTCCAAGTGCATAACTATTGGTAAATTATCTGGGTTTGGAATGTAAGTTAAAGCTACTAACCTATGTATAAAATACCTTTTACCATCATATAATCTAACTCTTAAGTACCCAGTACTATTGGGTCTAGCTATTAAAAATACTTTTAAGTGTTTGTCCCATACTTTACCCGTAGTATATATCCTATACCTACCATTAAATCCAGGTAAAGTTAGATGACTTCTCATTGTTCGTGATTTTTAATATATTTTCTTATAGATTTTCGTAGTTCTTTTAGGTCCTGAATATTCATGTTGGGAAGACCTACCCAATGATAAGCATTGATACATACAGATAACTCTATGTCCCTGCCATTCCTATCAGGATATTTACCCTTGGATATCTCTACTCCAAAATAGAGTTTATCTTTCCTCTCGTACTTCACTTAGATACCTCCTTATCTTTCTTTTAAGTTGCCTTAAATCCTTTACACTGATATTGGCCACGGTATTAAATAACCACCCATCATCCGTGGAGAAAGTTATATCTATATCTCCTCCGAGTTTACTGGTGTAAGGAGATTTCTTTACTTCTATTTTCATTGCATTGATATTTGCAATTCAATAGACTTCCCTATCTTAGAATGGTAGCCAGTCTTCACTACCGAGTGTACAATCCTTTGCCAGGGTTTTGGGATATTTGAACAACTCAGGTCTGAGTACTTTCAAAGCTCTTTTATGTACCTTATACTTTATCTTGTCAGGGTCTACTTTAAGTAGATACTTCAACCGCTCATACCAGTTACCATCATATATACCAAGCTTATCACTAAGCTTTAATAGGTCTTCATGAGCATGATACATTAGTAATACCGTATCATCATTGAATATCTGACTGAAGTGTATTGATACATGGAATTTATGTCCAGTGGGGAATAAGTATTCTCCTATCCTTTGAATCAGTAGTAGGTCACAGATAAGTCTTTTAGTTACCTCGGATGCCCTCATGAATACCGTTATCATGGGGTAATCCATGCCTGCTTTCTTTGATACAGTTAGAGACAATAAGCAATTCTTACCATGAGCATGCTTATTGTCAAACTGATAGCCTATGTTAAATATCTTCCTTGAGTTTAAGGCTTTTACTACTTCCTGCCTTAAATCAATTATACCGTTTTCATCCACATAGTTTGCTACCAGAGACTTCCATTTAGCCGAAGTGTAGTTGAAGTGCCTACCAAAATCAAATTCGGGGTCTACCAGAGGTTCTTTAATATAAATGACTAAATCATTTAAGTACTGTGCTTTACCAATTCTTTCAATATCCAAACCGGGGGTATTGAACAGGAATAACCTGTTGAGTCCCTCCCAAGCTTTCATACTTGTTTTGAACTGCAACAGGTTATTCTTTAACTTGAACTTACTCATCGGCTTCAGGAGTTAATTCACCGTCTTCCATATCATCTTCCTTTGAAGAAGAGAATGATATTAACTTCTTCCTTTTCTTTTCCCCACTTTCCTCAAGCTTTAGTTTGAGACCATACTTTTCTGTAAACTTTAAGTAGGTCTTTTTTATCATGTTACGCTTGAGGATAGAGGGACATACCTCGGGCAATGGAATACCATCCCAATCCCCAATCTCTAATGCTGAAGCTAACATAGATTTCTGTTTATACCCCAAATCTTTCCTTAATACCTTGAAAGCTCTGAAACTGTTACCATAGGTTTTATAACCTGCTTCATCGCTTGTCATAAGTTTTTTGAGAGATTTACGTATCTTCTTTCTACGTACTTCATCGGTACAGTTCTCTTTCAATAACTCCTTAATATCTTTTCGATTCTGATACAGCAAGATTGTAGTATCATTTGCCCAAGCTGCTTTGATAACCAACTTTAGAGAGAAGTTATCATGGCCATAAATATACTGACCCATACGGCAGAATAGTAGCATATCTATTGGCAACCTTGTAACTATCTCTGAAGAGCGGAGTATTACAGTTATCTCGGGGTTTTCCACTCCAATCTTACGAGAGAATATACCACCAACTAAGCAACCTTTGCCACTACCATGATTGTCAGCAAAATGGAACCCAATGTGATAATTCCTGTTTACTGTCTTATTCTCTTCTAACTTCCTTATCATCAGTTTAGCCTGGTCAAGCACATCCAAATCAAGGTAGTTAGTAATCAGCCCAGTCCACTTGGTCATGGTATAACCAAACATCTTACCGAAGTCGAAGTCTGGGTCGAATTTAGCATCAGCTATTTCTACCATCAAGTCGTATGTAAAAAGAGAATCGGTTAGGTTATAACCAACTCCCTCACAAAACCAGTCTGGTTTCTTGATTAAGAAGTTTTCCAGTATCTTTTCCCAAGCTTCGATTGGGTTATTCGCTTTTACCAAATTCATACTAATACTTCGATTTTTGACGGAACACATTGATATGGTTCTTCTTAAAATAGATGTAGAATACATCATCTGAACCCATACCTATCCATCCCAAATATCCGCAGAAGTAAATGAAGGCCTTCACTAATTCTGACTGATACTTTAACTCCTGAGTCATTACCTGGGATTGCTTCCATGGTTTATTCTTCAGGAAGTTACGAGCAATGTTCAGATGATGGGTTATCTTCCATAACATGTATGGGTAGTTTACTGAGTACTCTACATGATTGAAGTATCTACCTCCCTCGAGTAACTTTGTGTTATAGTCCAGATGTGTTTCTGAATCCATGTTCTCGTACCACTTGATAAGGTCTGTGGCATTGTTGTGTAAGATAACACTGATATCTCCCTTGTCCATTATCCACATTACCCCGAGATTCATGGCTGTACGCAGGATATCTTTATAGTTCTTGTTGAGAGAATCTACTACTGATTGAGGACAACGATTATCCTTTACCCACTTCACCATGTATGCCATAATATCCTCTGGTTGGATATTGGCATATATCAAAAGTTCGATAAAGAAGTGGATAGCATCTGCATTCTCTTCATTGGCATTCTGTAAGTGATTGAGTATCTCCGTATACTCTATACAATCACCATGGGTTTGTACCAATTTTGAATGGTTGGCCTCGAATAAGTCCATTACATTTTCGAAGGACTCATAGCCTTCTGATAACTCCTCGGTAACCCTTGCAGTAAAGTCCTTTAACAGGGTTTGAGAAGCCTTTGTATTGATGTCTACCGGATACTGTGGTAGCCCCTCTATGCCTATATACCCAGACAAGAGGTTCTTTTGCATTTGATATATCTCTTCGAGATACTTATGGTCGGGAATTATACCCGGTTCTTCTTTAATGTCTCTGCTATCCACGGTCTTACTTGTTATCGTGTGCTCCGAATCCTTTGTCTCCTCTTGTACTCCAGTTCTTTGCCTTCTCTTCGTACTCTTCATTGGTAATCTCTACCGGAGTTGAAAGTATGATGGGAACGTGTACGAATTGCATTATTTTCTTACCTTGGTTCAGAGGAATACAAACCTCTTCGGGTGAACCGTTATGAATACCTATGTGCATTTCCCCAGTATAAGGGCTATCCACTATCTCGGCAGTGAACGACAAACCCTCTTTAGTTGCAATCCCAGATTTATTTGCTGCCATGAGCATGGACTCTTTTGGATTGATAAGTACCTTTATACCAGAAGGGATGAGAAGTCTTCCACCGGGCTTAATTACCACATGTACATCATCAGTACCCAACCCACTTAGTTTGATGTAACCTTTACCTAACATCTTCCGATTGATACCAGAAAAGTCATCCTTACCTTTCTCCCCAACCTTAAGAATATCTTGGTCGGATAACTGAGGAATGTAGAAATCCAGACCTGCATCCCCATCATTTGCTCGGTTTGGGGATTTAACATCTCTAATCTTTGTGAACTCTAATTGTACCATGTTATTTACTGTTGAATTTACGATAAATGTCTCTTGCTTCTTTTCGTGATAACTCGAACTTACTCTTAAGCTTATCGAGTATTTCCTTCTTACCCAGTTTTTCTCTTACCAATTTATGGTAGTACTTTTTACAACCTTCTATATCTACCAAAGGTTCCAAATCCTTGAACTGAGTTTCTGCTTCCAGCTCTTTACGAGTCTTACCCATAAGAGCTGTGAACTTAATGCAACAGAGTTCAGAATCTCCGCACATCTTACATTCCTTGGTTGATAGGTCGTAATTCTTACCGAAACAAGGGTCGTTACCTGAACCGAGTTTGGTGATATCTATGGGCTCAAAGATATCCCCGGTTTCTAATTCCTTTCTTACTTCCTTAAGTTTGTCTTTCTTTTTCTTCGCCATATATTTGAGAGTTTGATATCAAGTGATAGTTAATAGGTATTTCAATGTCATTGATGTAGAATAGTATATGTACTAACTTTCGGGTTCACCATATACGTGCGTGCGCATTTAAGCTTTAGCTTAAGTTAATACTTACTAAGTAAGTTAAGTATAAGTTTATATAGCTTTAGCTATATAAACCTCTATTAGTATTTAGTATACTAAATACTAATAGAGTTATAAGTGTAGGTATATACGTGCGCATATATGCGTATTACCCTTCCACTCTGATTACCTTTAATTTTTCTTTCTGATAATACATTCGTCTATGGTTGCCATGTCTCTTTAGATAATTACCCGGGAATTGAAGGTCGTCCAGGTATGCTTTCTTTTTATTCATGTGAGTTCTTGCAAGACGTCCCAATATCTGTATGGATTTTTCATTAGAATCCATTGATGCAGTATTCTGCAGATATTTTAATTCAGGGAAGTTTTGACCTCTAGAAATAATCGTGGTAGCTATTAGTATATCGATTTTACCTTCTCTAAAAGCTTGTAGAATTTCATCACGCCCTTTGGTATTATGATGTACATATTGTATGTTGTATTGATTCCCGAGATGTTTAGCATAATACCGATAAAGATTTTCACAATGACCTATAAACTTACATACTACCAAAGCTGGTAATCTCTTTCTACCAATGTTATACTTGGTACGGTCAAGGGATAGTTTCCAAGCTTTAACATTATCTGATATCACTTCCTTGTATTCTGTTGGGTAATCCACATCTTTAGAGTACTTAAAGGGAGCATATACCAACTTGCAAGTAATAGGAGTAGAATACCCTTTCTCTATCATATCACTTAATTTTATCTGGTTAACCTTATCACCAATAAATGACATGATATTCAGGTTATGTATTAACTTCTTCTTCTGATTACTCATGTAGATGGTACCACTCAAACCTACTCGTATTCTAGAGTTATACAGATGTTGTATTACTGTTTTATATGTTTTATTATCTATTACGTCGGCCTCATCTATAAGTACCATATCTATTTCAGATAGGAACTTTTGATACCGGTTTATATTTGAAGCAAGAGACTGTACCATGCACACATTAAAGTTACCCCAGTCATTGCACTTACTTCCCTGTATAAATGCAACCTTCTCACCAGGTAACAGTTCTGGAATCTCTTTCTTGAACTGCTTAAACAAGTCTGCACTGTTCAACAATAAAACAGTTTTTAGTTTCCTCTTGAAAGCCTGGTGTAATCCACAGAACACCAAAGTCTTTCCGAAATTAACTGCCAAATCAGATGCACAGATAAGAAAAGGAGTATCTCCAACTCGATTATTTAGAATCTTTTCTAGAGCTTCTTTTTGTACTTCCCGTAATTCTTTATCTCCAAGTATTGTTGGAATTACTGGTTTAACTCCTAACTGGGGTCTATTATCTATGATTTTAACCCCCTGTCCCATTTTAAGGCATTCATTGTAAACCCTATTTAGAAGACCTATTTTGAATTGCCCATAATCAGAGATATATTTTACGTAACCATCCCAGTTCTTTGCCCTGCTATACATCATTATATGCCAAGCGTCCGGATGCTTAATCCGGAACATTTCATACAACTTGTTTGTGAACTTAGCAGGGCCAGATAATTCACAAACATTGCAGTTCTTTATGGTTATAGTTATCATACCTTATTTCTTGAAAGCATCCCAATCTACATGTTCTGATTTAGGCTGAGATACTATATTAAATCTTGCCATGTAATTAATAACTCTTTGTCTAGCCTTATCATTCGATAAATCTTCTATCTTAGGTATTCCATTACAGAATTCTAAAGCATAGAACTGAGCTTGAACAAAGGTTTCATAGTCAACTCCAACTTCATCGGCTAATTTTCTTGCTCTTACAAACCATACATACTCTTGAGGGTTTTTATCGTAAGTATTATTAATCCCTATTCTGTCAAGAATCTCTTTAGTATAATATTCATATATTTCTCGGGTATACTGGGGAGCTGAATCTTCTTTTACTTCTCTATCTGCTTCGTATACATCCATAATCCAATTAACTCTCTGATGTAACCAATTAGCACAGAAGTTATAGTTAACCCTCTTTGCTTGAGACATGAGCTTAATACCAGTTGTTACAAACTCAATATATCCTTGACGAGGTTCGAACCCAAACTTTTGACAGAACTCGTTTACAACGGGTACTAATTCTTTTACTGATGCCCATTGTAAATCGGTTTGCTTTATTTTAGTTACTCCTATGTGTTTGAGTTGGACTCTAGTAGAATATATGATATCTGCTAATAAGTTTGCATCTCCTATACTTCCTGAAGCTCTACGAACAGCTTGAGTTTGTACCCTTTTATCCTCTCCTACCACTGAACGATGGTCCAAAGAGTATTGTCTGGCTTTAGTGAAGAACTCATCTACGAATTCTTCAGATACTCTACCCCCCATTTCCTTCCATAATTTACGGAATAAAGTTTTAGAGATATGTATAGAAGGTTCTCGTTGTGCCATTATAATTTTAACTGTGATTTTATAGTTAAAAGTTCTTGATAAGTCTGATATGTCGTCTCTCGTACATATTCTAAAGTCCTCTGTTTACCCAGTGAATTGACATCCTCATTATCTGGGAGGAATACTACCTTTACCTTTTTGAAGGGCACCAACTTAAATGCCAAATCTAATGCTTTATCTTTAGCATCAGGGTCAATCAATATTATAAACTTCTCTACTTGGCTCTTGATGAACTTGTTTACTTGCCATCTTGAAACTGCCTTACCTCCGGTTGCAATTCCATTCTCCCCCAAAGTTTCAGCATTGATTGCACCCTCACAAATATAAACGGTTCGGTATATTTCTAGAGCATCTGCATTATATATAATAAAACTCTTTCCCAAACCTGTTACATCTACTTCTGGGTTGTTATATTTGGGACCAGCGCCCATATATAATCGAGCATTGAAATAAGTTAATTGCCCATGCTCTGTAAATGGGATAATGATATATCCAAGATACTTACCTGTGTTACAATATCCCCATCCTTTACGAGCTAACTCTTCTATCTTAAATCCCCGTTTCTTAAGGTAATTCCTGGCAGACCTTGCCAATAGAGAAGTGCCCATAGATATGTTCTTGAATCCCTCTGGGAGGAAGAACTCTTTCTTACCTTTTAACTCAACCTTCTCTTCCTTGAAAACATATCCAGAATAATCACCTGATTCAAGTATAGATAATACTTCATGAAAACTATCCGTATTCTCCAGATACATTACCAAGCTTATCGGAGAAGGATGCTCACCACACTTGAAACAATTACACCGATTGTTTGAAAGGTTAATGCCGAACTTCTTTTCTCCTCCACAGTAGGGACAGTCTGACTTCATCCACCCCTTACGATAATCGAAGGCCTTCAACTTATATCTAAAATATTCATGTAAACGACCTTTAGTATGGTTATTTAGTCTCATATACTATCCTCCTAATAACTGAATGTGCTCTACCATATTTACGGCTTAACTTTTGTAGAGTGGTATTTCCTTTCAAGTATTCGGCTTTTATTTTACGTCTAATCTCTATACTCAAAGGAGTTTTACCTCTGGGTTTGAATCTACCATCTCTTATACATTGTTGAGTATTTTCTTTATGAGTACACCAATATAGATTTTCTACTCTATGGTTAGTTCTATTATTATCCTTATGACCTACACATGGTAAGTTATCGGGATTAGGTATCCAAGTTGTAGCTATAACCCTATTCAATCTATGTGTCTTTTTTCTTAGATGTACCTGTAAATATCCGAATATCTTATGAGGGTTAGTAGATAGCCATCTATGTAATTTAGTGGAATATACTCTACCGTCGAATGAAGCCAAATATTCTGGATAGTTTGGTATAGGCTTTACTTTAACACCTTTTATATTGCTGTTAAGTCTCATATCATAAACGAAAATACCCGACCATGAATAACATGGCCGGGAATTATTACTTATTAACTGGTAACTTCTGACATAATTCAGGAACTAGATGATGGATTATATATCCTCTACGAATCTTCGTTAATTCTGCTCTAGCTTCTTCTAACCTTAGGAAAGAATTCTTATAAGGTACCTCATACCTATCCATGTCTTTATACCCCATAGTCCTAAGGTTGGGAGTAACCTTATTCCAATTTATAGAAGCCTTTTCTGAAGAGATGGGTACCCACTCACGTAAGAATACTCCTAAACTATACCTCTCTTCAATTGGACATACAACTTGATATCTGTTACCGGGTTGCCTTCTTAAACATATCTCTTTGGAAGCTCTCCTACGAAATATCTTCAATAATCTTACATTCATAACTACATGTGTTCAATAGCTTGGAATACGCCAATATGGATATTATAATGACAGTGAGGGCAAGTGATGCACTCTTCTCTATTATGCTCTGGACCATAACTTAAATCCAAGAATACCTCCTTCTCATTGAAAGCTACCTTAGAATTGCAATTTTTACAAACTGTAGTCCTCTCCTGAATTTTAAGAGGCTCTGTAGTAATAACTCGTGCCATACAATTTTAATTATTTAGGGTTTAACTTTTATATATCTCCTGATGTTTTACTTCTCTTTTCTGGGTCTGCATTGGGATTACTTACTCTCTTCTTTTTCTTAAGTAAGTCATCTACCTGTTTACCCATTGACTCATCGTACTTTGCTCTGGCTTCTTTAGAGAACTCTTTCATACGTTGTCTTTCTGGGTCCATATTAAACATTACCCGACCATTTGGAACTCCATCACGTTGAACTACAACTTCCATTCTCATGATATTATGTTCCTCCTCATCTTGAGTAGAATTTAATCCCATGACGCATTTTGCATTCCTTATGATAGATATGGCAGAAGCAATATCATTATCCTCATATCGAGTTTCTTGATGCTTAGCTCCTTCTCTGGTAACATGTTGGGCAGTCCATACAGCATCAAGTCCCAACTCATCACCCATATTATCAATATCTATATATACATTGTTAATACGTTCTACATCGTCCCTATCTCGAGCAATAGAAGCTAATTTTGCAGCGTAGTCAATCATTATGACATGGACTTTGATACCTTTCTCGGTTTCCAGTTTCCTGACCAAGTTCATAATGGTATTACAATCTGCAATGGTTGCAGGTACACGCTCCACAATAAACTCAACCCCAAGTCGTTTATATTTACGCATGTGCCTTTGCTCCATTTTATCATAATCACCGGTTAACATCTCCCTCTTAGTTTTATTTAGGGTGGACTGAATCATACGGTCCATTAACTGGTTTTTACCATTTTCGGTATCTATGTAAAGAACATTCTTTTTCATAGCCAGATATCCCCGAGCAACATTGATAAGTGCAAAAGTCTTTCTTCGTTTGGGACGGTCAATTAAAACGAAAAGAGAGTTCTTGGGATATCCATCTCCATTACCCAACCTATTCAACTGCCAAAATGGAGTGGGAACTACATCTGGGTCAACCTTTCGCATAAGTTGTCGCATTGCAGTTCCACTAACCATTAACAAAGGTTCGTCCTTCTTTTGGGGTTTTGAACTTTGTAGAATCTTAGTTAGTTTAGCTTGATAGGTTTCGTAAGAATTGTAATCAGAGAAGTCCATACCTTCATTTAAGGCTTTCAATTCAATGTAGGCAATAAACTTGTGTATGTTCTCCAGAACAATATCTACATCTTTTAGAGGCTTATTATAAAGTTCAGATATTAAACTATGAATATTAGGGATATCATCCTTGGTAACTAAGTCTACATAATCCTTACCTTCTAACAAAGTTTTAACCTGCTCAACCATTAAGACCTCACTTGGTATTCGTTGATATTTCTTTACGAATTTTACCAAGGCCTCTACTACTATTGAGTGTTCAATTAAAGTAAAGTACCCAGGTTTTATCTTTGTAACATATAGAAGAGCTTCCTTCCCTTGTACCAAAAACCTAAGTACTTCTAATTGAAACTCGATAGAGAACGTAAACTTGTCACAGGAGTTTAACCTCTTCTTTACCCTATTTTGTTTCATATATTATATAATATTCATGAGTGTATAATCAATAGTATCTGCTAGATAATATAGTTCTCCAAGCTCATCTTTGAACATACTTGAACACAGACGGTGAAATAATTTTGATAAAATTCATACAAGTTGTTACTTTATTATTTATATTTGCATTGTTAAAAATCTTTACTACTATGAAAGGCAACAACGGAAGTGAACTACATCGCTTGACAGAATTAAAACCTTATGATGAGGATTTGTTTAATAGGTTATATAAAACCTGCAAACCCTTAATCCGTAGACTGACGAGAGGAGTTGATCCCAGAAGATTTAATCTCACACCAGATATTATTAACTCTTTTTTCTGGGATAAGTTCTTGTATGTATTTAATAAATACCAAGACGAATACGATGAAGAAAGGTTGAAAGCAACTCTCTTATCTTCCCTGCAAACTTATAAAAGTAAGTTACTGAGGAATGCTTATACTAAGCAAGCAGAGTTTAACCAAGAGTTAACTTCTTTCGAAGTGTTATTTGACAATAATAAGGAGTTACTTGATGATTCCGATGAGACCAGAATAAAGGAGGAACAATCTCAAAGATTCCATCAATACATGAAAGAACACCTTACACCAGATGAATATCTGGTTATGCAAATACAACTTGAACCTCCCAAATGGTTTGAGTCTCGTATCAAAGATTCCCATGGCAAGCTTTCTATATTACATCTTATAGATTACTTTGAGTTACCCCGGGATAAGTTTGCAGTTAATATGTTTTCCCGGATGAGGAAAACCATTCAGAAGGTTTTAGAACAAGCTGCAGTAGACCTTAAACAATGAAAAAGGCCAGAGCAAGGTTATTGCTAACCTCACCCCGGCCCCACTTAACCAACTCAACTATGGTTCAGTTTAGTCTTCTATTTCCATACTGGGATGTAATCCCTTATACCATAAGTCTGATATGGATAATGGTACAAATACTCTTAGAGCCTGAGTCCAACCTATATAATCTAAATTAGGAGTACTTCCTCTATACATGGGGATTCTAACCCTTACGTACATTTTGTTGATTCCAGAAGGATTTGGTATAGTTGGGTCTACTTCTAAATCTACCTCACAAGTATAGGCAGAACCTGGTACACACTGTATATTACCCAGAACTGTTGAGGGCACCGTGGAAGGATTACTGGTCAAACCTTGCTGGTCTTCTTTTACCTGTTTTTGTATGGATTTCAAAGCTAATAACCATTTAGGATTATTACCTACTAATTCATACAAATTACGAGTTCGTAGAGTAATATGAGTTATATCAGTAAATGTTTCTGCTACGTTTACTGCAGCTATGAATATTACTCCGAATGGTGTCAGTCTCATCTTCAGAGTACCTTTACTGGTAGTCGGAGATATATACTGAGATATGGGAGTAGATACTACAGTAGGAGAACCTGACATGAATATATTATCCATGGCTACAGCTAAAGTCAAAGCTGGGTCTTTACTTATCCTTTCAACTGTAGAACTATGCTCTGGTAATAGAGGAGATAAATAGGGTCTTACTGCAGAATTATAGGGACACACACATAAAGTACCTAATATCTCGGCTCGGTCTGGTAAAGTAAATCCACCATTTACCGACCACACATTATCTTCTGGGTCTAAGTAGTTAGCTTCTTTACTTAAGTTTCTATGCATGATGGTTAGGCCCCAATCCGTATATATGGGTAACCCAGTATCTGGGTCATTGCCATTTTTTATACCCCATATACCTATGGCCTTTAAGTAATCATAGATGTAATTTGCTAAGGTATCAAAAGTACGTGGATTACTGTAGTCCCTGAATAAAGTTACCCCTTTGACTTTTAAGCTTTTAATAACTACTCTTACAGTCCCCTGAATTCCTGTGCTATCCGTATCGATTTTAGATAACTCATAGTCTACTTCTACACCATTACCTTGGGTAATAGCCAAAGAATCAACCACCTTAGAATTGCCCTTTATATTAGTAGAATCTAACTTACTCTCTACAGATTGAACCCGACTCTTCAGGTCAAGAATATCCAAAGGATTCATTCCGTACGGCTTTACTGGAAATTGACCTTGAATGGGTACCAAACACAAAGTATAGTTCATGGCTGCCATGATTGACTTATACCTCATGCTCGTAGTCTGGCTATTCCACTCAGGTCTCCATCCCACCAGATATATACCTATGAGAGAGTCGATGTCCTTATTGAAAGGCATTCCGGAATCAGCCAGGAGTTCTAACATCCTTTCATAACCCCAAGAAAGTATCTCATCAAGACCATACACATCATCAAAAGTTAACCACCCACAGGTGAAGTTAGTTACACCGGGAGGATTCTCACTTCCATCGGGACGATAGGTATGAGTTGCTTTTACAGCAAATGCCACCAGCTTCTGAGGGTTACTCAAACTTGGCCACCCTCCAGAAGGTTGTACTCCATTGAAGGTTAGTACATCAGGAGCTATATGACATAATCCATCTGGAGTAGTGTAAGCATTGAACACCTGACCCGCAGTGTTATCCTTATTAGAAAGGAATACCCTACGAGCCCGGCCCAGAATATTTTTCATTCCAGATGGTAATGTACCCGGTCTTTTGAATACACTGGTTATGGTTACATTCTGTTGGGTAGTATCTACCCAGTCGAAGCCACAAATAGGACCTGTACCAGCCATTATGGCAAGAGGTTCCATAACCTCCTTAGATTCTATTAAGTCTCCATAAACTTGATAGAACCTTGGTTGTACTATCCCATTCACGACTTCTGTTACATTATTCTGTGCCATAATTAAATTTTTAACTTATCGAGATTCTCGTCGATGAATATTAAGGCCTTGGTTAAAGACTCTACCAGTTCCCGGTTCACTGAGTCATCCTCGAGTAAAGCCACATCGTCTGGATTATCCTGAAATAACCACTCGAGAAGTACTCCCCAGTAGTTGTTGCCCATCAGTACAGTAAAATTGGCTTCCTTATCAGGGTCACCATCTGATGGGTCTGTTCTGTGTTTATAACCATCTGTAGTGGGGAAGTCTTCCTGCAGTTGTTCGAATATTACTGTAGCAAATAAATCCGAACGGGTTTGTCCTTTGGTGGTATATATTTCAAATCCCCGGGCAGTGCACCACTCATTTCCCATGCCTGCGGCATTGTTATGGAGAGATAGCAGAAACTTAGTTCCCCCTCGGGGAGCATCTAAATTATTTGCAATTTCTTTTCTTCTAGACAGCCCAATTTCGGTGTCTTTAGTATTGGTGAATGCTACTTCGAATCCTTCCCGTTTAAGACGTTCTGCCAACATCTTACCCACTTTTCTACTCCACAGGTATTCCTTGTGTCTGCCATCTGGAGATTGTTTCCCTGCCACATCTGACCCATGAGCAAAGTCGATGATGGGCAATAATCTTCGTGCCATGTTATAATTTTTTAAGGTACATTAGTTTTAATCCGTTTAGATACATACCAACAGATTGGTCCATATTAGAAATTGTAAATTGGCCCTTTGGTATATATATCTGTTCAATTACCATATCTTTTATTGCCTCATTATCTTGAGGCTCAAAGATATTTGACAGAGATTTACCATTACAGGTGAAGTTTGATAATAATCCGCATAACTCGGAATATTCATTGTTCACCAGGCTCTCTACCTTCTTTATGGTCGACTCTTTATTATCGATATGATTTTCAAACCTTATACGTAGTATCGCATACTTCAGGATGTGCCCCAAGCAATTGAATTCCCTACGTATCAGTATCTGAGCTTCAGTTATACCTACGGTAGAGTCAGCAGCTCCATCAAAGAATTCCTTTACCTGTTGTGATGATTCTGATACCACGGTTACCTTTTTATTTAGGTTCCAGATGGTATATATAAACATTACTACCATCACTAAAACCATTACCATGAATATACCGAATATCACTTTGAGTGCCCCATAATTAGAGGCAGCTTCAGCCAGTTCAATCGAAGATTTAGTTAGAGATTGAACTACATGATCAAGTTTGGGGTCTTCTTGAGCAAAAGAAGATAGTAGAGTTATTAGAGGGAGGTTAAGCATATACAATATAGATTACGGCAGTAGTTTGTTCAAATACAACAGAACTGTCCTCGAGTTCAAAATATTTTACATTTACGGGTAGGTACTTGTTGACAATATTTACCAGAGTCTCTCTTACCTTATCACTATAGTCGGATGGATGTTCTGATTGTATTTGTTCCCTTTCAGCCTTTATCTCTTCTTCGGTTGCATCGGGATTCATCAGCTTCCACTCTTCCAATAGTTGTTCTTGAATCTCATGGTCTTTCATTACCATAAAGTCCCACTGACCCTTTGGTATACCAATAGTGAGAATCATTGGGACACATTCCCAACAATCTGTCTCGGTATCATAAGTAACTGAAGGAGTATCGAAGTGAGAGATAGTATCATAGTTTACAGAACCATCACCTATAGCTTGAGCTATTGAGGCTTTGGTACTTTCATCTACTTCAGTTAGAGTAAATGTCACTCCGTAAAAACGGCCTAATATTTCATAAAACCGTCGAGTACCTCTTATCTTGTACAAAGATATGGCGTATCTTAGAACTAACCGGTAATCAGCAGTGGGAAAACCCCTGTCCTCTTTTACCCAATTCTCTAGATTCTCCTCTGTATAAGGTTCTCCCTTAGTTAATACGCCATAAGCATAAGGAATGAACCCAAAGTATTCCCATAGATAGTTCAGGAATATAGGATTAGCTTTATCCACATCCAAACATTCCATGAAATTATCTATATCGGGCATTACCTCAGTATCGAAATAGCCAGAACATACATCTATGAACCTTTCGAATATACCCTTGCCTTCTGAATCCTGATAGGTATCATTAGCTTTGTAGTAATGGTCGAAAAGATTACTGAAGATGTAATCCCTGAAGAATGTCTTCACTGGATTAAACCACTTCATTGATTATGAGTGTTATGTTATCCGAACTGATAGTAGGGATATTATAGTTGTGTGGAATCAGGTCTACCAATCTACCGTTGCTTCCCATAGGTTGAGTAGTTAATTGATATACGGTTCCGTTTTCGTAGTTTGCGTTTTCAACCGGTAAGTTAATAGTAAGGCTGAACTTTGACTTTGTCAGAGTTACCTCAAGAGGTTTACCATACTGACCCGAGTATAGAGCATTACCAGATAAATCCCTGTTAGCATACACCTTATATAAGGCATTACCGTTTTCTATTACGGTCTGTATGTAACAATTCTCAAAGTCAGATTCCGGAGTAGAAGTTGTAAAGGATATCATCTTAAAATAGGTGATATTCAGTGCTGGCACTGATACTATCTCTTCCGTATTCTGAGAGTTAATGTTTATGGCTATCGGGTATGGTAGTAAATATAGTTCAGTTATGGTAAGGAAGTCAACCATGAGTTGATTATCCATAAGAGCGTACAAATCTGACTGTCTTACCGGTTTATTGATATCAGAGTTTTGATAGTTATAAGCATCTAACAAGGCCTTCTTTACCTGATTGCTTATATCTATAGATTTGAAAGACTTCCTACCGGTTATCTCGGCCGATAAATAAATCTTAGCTGCATGTGTAGAATATACACTTACTCGAGTAGTTAATACCTTGGATGATTCCATCCTCTGCCTTACATTATTGATAAGCTCTGTGCTTGCTTCAGAACCACCGTCGGGGGTGATATATACTTCTACATACTTTCCGCAAATGTAATTGCAGTAAGCCTTATCTACCCCATCTATCAACATAGCTATGGCTTCATAATCCTCCTTAGTGATAGCTACCCCAAGAGTTTTGATACTCAACGGGATATGTTCTTTAAGTGTATCAAAATCCTCATAGTCAGAACCTCCAGTAGCAGCTATGGTATTTGTAAGAGTAAGGCCAGAAGTTACATCCGTCATCACAGTGGGAACTTTATCAAACTGGTTTGCGGGTATATTACCGTTTGCACCATGGGTCAGATAATACTGTCCCTTAATGAGTGAGCCTATAGTTGGTTTTCTACCGAACTGACCATCACCGAATACCAGATACGGAGTGAGAGTAGTATCGAGTTCTACCTTGTATACCTTATCACCTGGACCTGAATAAGCAAAGGTATCTACCAGAGTCCAGGCCTTTCCACCAATGGTAAGTACCATAGAACCCTCTACATACTTCTTATCCGTAGGTAAGTCTCCCAAAGTTATGATAATATCATGAGAGGTATAAGTACCCAGTTCTACTTCTTCCACGGCCTCTTTCTGAGCTACCGGTACTTTATAAGTATATGTACCCCTTTCAATAGTTACATTGCGAGTAGTTATCCACTGTTTACCATCCTTTGAATTGAATATAGTGTTCTGGGGTACTTGTATATCTACCGGGAAAGGACTCCCGTCTTGCATATATACTGTTAAGTCTACTGAAGATGGGATAGCTGATTTTATGTGGTAATCTACCAGCTTAGCATGCTTGTACAATGACGAGTACCTTCGGCAGGTTGGAAGGAAAGCTTCTCTTGCCATGCCATCAATGTAGTAGTGTATCACCTCAGCAATACCTGCAAAGATTGAGAGTGTAAGTATGAATATATTACCTTCACTCATATCCGTTATCTCTGGAACCCTTTCATTCAGAGATTGAATTAGTTTGGCTTTTATGTCATTATATGACCTCTGAAAGGGAGTGAGCCAGGGGTTGCTAGTAGACATTTGTTGTGGAATTATTTAAGTTATACTGAAAGTTTAACTCTTCTACCCTCCGAGAGTTCTGCACCTTGAAGTATATAAGGAGTCTTATGGATTCCTTAGTGGGTTTCAGAGCAAATACCTTTAATGCCGTTATCCTTGGTTCCCAGGCTGCTATACCATCCTTCACGAAATTTTTAATCATGAGGTTGAGAGCACTTGTGTTAGGTTCTTCCAAACATTCCCAGGTTCGAGAACCAAAGTCTTCTTGTCTGAATCTTTGGCCTATTTGATAGGTTAAGATAGCTGTGAGGTTCTGCTTTATTAAAGCAACATCTCCTCGGAGTATATACCATCCTATCTTTGGTACTACTCTGCCATCTGGCAGCTGTACTGATTCTAGTTTCCCATCGCTCCCGACTGCTTGTTCAAGCTTTATAGGGAAATAGGCACCACTACCAATACTGTTGAGTTGATTATAGTTTGCCATCAGTTAGGTTGTTTAATTGTTTCACTTTCAATATCCTCCACCTTAGTCTCTTCCAGTTTAGAACTAGCCCAAGATGCAGCAGCAGTTTTCAAAGCAGCACCTCCGTCTTGAGGTTTAGGGGCCCAATTAGTGAATGTCTGCTTTATTTTATTTAGGTCTTGCTCGATTTTGTTTAACCTTTCCACTACTGAATTGGATTCAGGAATACCAACTTCTCCCCCCTGCATTATAATGTTATTCGCATCGACGTTTATGTTACCGTCTAGAGACTTAACAATTATATCTTGTTGGATTATTGCAGTTAATATTCCCGATTCACTTTCATCCAGTATAATCTTATTACCCTTGGGAGTAATAAATCCCAATACATGAGGCTTATCCAATTCCGGAGGCATTTCTCCGATTGCCCACCCATGATAAGACCATAGGGGATGTCTTGGGTCTCCGTTTTCAAATTCCACATATACTATAGAACCTTCACGAGGAGACAACCATTTGAATCCCGAACCAGGACCTCCCTGCTGATGTTTGGGATAGGCCCATACTTCTACACCTCTTAAGATACTTGGAAGGTGTACACATACCTTGTTTTGAGAGTCAGGGTCATCGGAGGTTATTACTATACCTCGATAGGTAGAATAGAACCTTCCAATAGCCTCTATACCTCTCTGTTGAATCAGTTCATATAAGGTCATTGTTCTCTTGGGCTTATGTTCCTACCAACTTGAAAATCCATCCTTGAATCTACTTCTACCCTGTAATCAGTGGGGTTATCAGGATTCTGATGTACTAATATTTGACGACCTGCTCTTTGGGGATTTTCTTTGTCCCCTTTCTTCCAAGTTGAATCTCGGTATCTCTTTACTTCTTCTTTAATCCTACTGGGTATCTTCCAAGCACCCGTAGTATAAGATTCTTCAGCTACATCATGAGCCTTTTGGAATACTTCCTGCATGTTTACCGAAGTAGATATCTTATTTAGTATGGAGTTACGTGACTTCTTCTCGAAAGTAACCTCAGTAAAATATCCACCGGTGTCAAAGTTATGTTCAACTTCTTTTGCATACCAGTCATCGGAATATCTTTGACCGACATTCTTTATCTCGATAATCTGAGAAGATTTCATGTTGGGATTGCCTACAAACTTAGCTTTAGCCTTAATCTGACTATTCACTGATTCAATGATGTCATTAGACATAAAGCTACCCATGGTCATGAATAGAGGGTCAGCTACCACTCGTACACCAGGTACTTGTATTTCTACCTCCATTTCTATTAATACCTTCTGTCCAACCTGATATCCACCAGCTGGTTGTATTATAGTTTTATCGGATGTTTTTTGTAAAGCTCTGTACCCAGATTTCCAGTTCCTATCATCTATAACTTTATTATTCTGACCTTTAGCATAATCTTTAGTACCTCTAGTAGAATAATCTATAGGGTCAACTAATATCAGTACTTTCCTTTTAATAATGAAGTTAGATACTTCATCGGGAGGCTGAGGAAGCTTAGGCTTTTCCTCTTCTTTTACCTCTTCACCCGAGCTTACTTTTTGAGCATAGCTTTTTATAGCATTCTCAAACTCTTTCAACTCATCCAGATACTTTTTCCATTCAGCTTCTATCTGAGAATTATAAGTTTTAACTTCTGCCTCAGTTAAAGAAGGATTTGAAGCTATCTTTTGTTGAGCATCAGTTATAGAACTGTATACAGGAGGTTTTTTAGAAGGGTTGTTTACTTGACGACAAATGGATTTGCTTGGTACTATAGCTCTTTCAAACTTTGCCATTCGAGTAACATCTCTTGGCTCCATAAGTATCTCAGGCTTATTCCTTCTTACATAGGCGTCTGGCTTACATGGGTCATCATTGGTAGGTATACATTGAACTACCTCTGTTTCCACAGTTTTAGTATCAGGGTCTATACTTGAAGCTTTACCAGCTTCTATACTTTGTACGTATTTAGTTTGAACCCTGAACTCTAACAGTTCTCCAGTTCCACCAGCATAGGTATATGCAAATACCGTTTTACCTGACTGCTTTCCATTGTGTATCTCTATCTTGTTATCACGAGTGTCTACAAAGTTAGGACCTCCTGGCATAGCCTTAACTATACCCACTAACTGAGAGTATTTGTTTAAGAATGTAGCCGAACCTGCAATTACAGTACCTTCTGCAAATGTGGCCGGTATCATCTTTAACTTATATCTATCAGGGTCCTGAGCAGGTTTAGAAAGGTTCTCTGGAGTCAATTCGAGTATTTTTACTCCTACTAACCCATCATCTATCTCCTCAGAGTTTTGTATTTTTGTATAACAAGGTAAGCAAGGCTTACTTTTCTCTTTGCTCTGTTTTGCCATCACATGGTTGATTATCGGTTATTACCAGAGCTGTACCAGCTTTCTGAGAGTAATCCGTTACAATTAAAGGCATCTTACCCAAGGCTAATTCCTTGAATACCTCCAAGTACTCGGTTTTATTACCCACAAATTTTGAAGGTTCGGCTTCCAAGAACATCTTTGCATCAGCAAATTCTATGGTAAACTTTACTCCCTCTGGTGTAAACTCTATCTGATGACTCTTTATGTTGACCAATCTTACAGGACCGGATTTGAAAGAGCTGTCACTGAATATCCATCCCCACTGTATCTTCAAAGGCATCTTGAATTGTAAAGAGGGATGGTCCACTATTCCTACAAAGTCAGTTACTATAGTAAACTTACCTTTGTCTCCTTTACCTTCTGTGTACTTGTAGTTGAAGTTCTCGACTTCCATACCGATGGGAATGCCATTGAACTCGTCCATAATAGGAGAGCCAGCTCCATCGAATATGGCAAGGTATGGAGTACCATTACCGTTTACGAGAATGGGTTTACTATCCTCCATAATTCGGTATGATTAACTCCATATCCTCATGAACATCTTCGAAAGGATTGAGAATATCATTGGCATCCGCAATTACTCCCCACATTCCAGAATCTCCATAGTATTTGAAGGCGATGTTTTGGATTGTTTCTCCTTCAAGTACCGAATGAATTATATGGTCTGAAGATATTGCAGATATATTCCTTTCCAAAGATACATCCCCGTCTGGGAACTTTATTACATAACTGTCCTCATAGGGACTTGTTCCTGGGATAGTAACCATAAGTATTTAATTTTGTGTGCCTACTCTCTCCGTATCGGAGTTTTCTAGAGAATTTACTTCCCCACCATCATAGATTACTCCCGGCGTATATTGCAACTTACTAGTGGGGATTATTTCCTCCCAGGTTCGATTGTTTTTAGTTACCCTTTTGAAGGTGAGTGTTTGGGTTGCACAATTAGGTAGTAGCTTAAGGTCAAAAGGTTGACTTACAGTACTTGCAATCCTCTGACCAGTCTCTGGGTCATTATCATACCTTTTCCTCATACGAGCTGCATTTTGAAAATGAGTTAATTCATATGGAGCTGAAGCTAGTATGAAAAGGTCGTCTTCAAATAATCCAGAATTACCCCACTGAATTCTTAGGGTAGGGGGTGATGCAGAATAACCGTCAGCTCTTGCCCAGGATTCGAGCAATCTACATTTATTCACCACATCATCTCTATGTTCTGCATCTACTGAATACCAGGATATATCGAAGGCTATAGTATCTTCCCCTCCCGTATAGAAATAGAAAGGATTGTTACGTCCCATGGATTTAACTGCAGCCCATGTAGCAGCTGGTTCTACCCGTAACCTGTCTGGCCTGTTTTGAATCACTAAGCTTACAGCTGGTGATACATTCAGGTTAGCAATAACTATGTCGTTCTTTATCAGTTCGGAAGTCAACTTGTTTGCTACGGTATAATCTATGGACTTAGCCTTCAAAATCTGTTCAGGAGAAACCCCAGCTGTTTCAGCAGCTATACGATTCTGAGTCCAAGGGTCCTGAGCCTGAGCTAAAGAGAACGAACCCTTTCGGGCTACATGCAGATTCTTTGCGTCATGGGCTTTACCCGTCTTATTGGGTTCTGCCTTAGCCATTGGAGAAGTAGCCCTGTTTATGAGTATCAGGGCTCTCCATACTTTATTGAGAGGAGATTGGAATATCCTCCCTTGCTCAAGGTCAGCTACTTCTTGAGCTACTTTTCCTAAAGGTTTTCCTATGAGCGATGCCATGATTTATTAGTTTACTCCAGCAGCTACATTTATCTCTGAATCTCTTTCACCAAGGTACTCTTCCAGGAACTTCTTACCATCCATATTGATAGTTAAGTGAGTACCCATATTTTCCCGATTGTTGAGCTTATCAGTATAAACTCCGAGCATCTGTACTAACCATCGTATTTCCTGAATGGTTAATGCTTGAAGATTATCCTTTTGTTTATAACCTTCTCTACTAGCTTTGATAGCAGATGCTAAGTCATTGGTAGCTCTAGTATTCTCGTCTTGTGATGATTGATTATTCTTGAGGGCACTGTATATCATGGGTCCAAATATGGATATACCAGTAATGGCTAATCCAAGTGGACCTCCAAACAAACCGAGTAATCGAGAGCCGAATCCCAGTATGCCTCTACCCACAGAAGCCAAAGCTCCTCGAGATGCCGCACCTGCTGCTGCCCCTGCAGCAGTACCCATTAAACCACGAGTCATCTGACCCGCATTGGTAGTAGTGACCATTGCAGCAGGTACTGGAGTCCATCCAGAAGCTCCCCTACCAGTTTGAGCATAGTATCTACCATTGGCTCCCATTTTTGCTGGAATATTACCATTATAGAAATAACCTGGTAATCCAGCCATACCCGCAACGGTAGCCGCACTTGCTCCGATACCAGCCTTCCTTTGAGCTATGATGGCTCTTTCCATGTTTAAGTAACCCTGAGCAGACATAGTGGCTTGAGACCAGCCGCCCATCATTAACCTTATCATGGTTTTGAAGGATACTTGAGAGTCACCATTCAGTAATAACCAACGTGCTCTCAGTCCCATCCAAATAGAACCTATCTTTAAACCAACTGCAGCTATAGCAGCAAATCCCGCTATCCATGGACCAAATGGAGTTGCCATTAGGTCACGAAGCTGGGATATTGCCCAACCAACCATATCGAGGAATCCCATTATAATAGGATTCTTACCGAGTGCTTCACTGAAAGTAGTCATAAGGTTCTCAGCAGCAGACTGAACGATATCAATCTTACCAGCAAGAGTTTCCATTCGCTTTCCTACTACCTCTTCAGCAAATCCAGCAGAATTGTTTTGTATCTTATTTAACAGGTCAAAGTAACCTTCAGTATCACGCATGATTGCAACTGCAGCACGCATACCACGTACACCGAAGATACTCTTGAATACAGCATTCTGGTCTATAGTAGACAATCCTTGAGTAGCTTCTCCTATTTTACCTAAGATTATGGCAAAATCTTGAAGGTCTCCATTGGCATCTACAAAATCCTGTTTACTCAGTCCTAATCTAGCTAAAGCCTTAGCTCCCTTAAAGTTAGGATTGGTTAATGACTGAGTCAGGTAGTCTGCCATGTTTCGGATAGAAGTACCTGCCATAGAACCCTGAATACCTGCATTACCCAGAGTACCAATCATGGCAGCTACTTGTGGTAACTGTTGTTTCAGAGTTACCATGGATGCAGCCGAGTATTTGATAGACTCAGCTAAGTCGGCCATTGATACATTGGATGACATGGCAGCCTTAGTAAGCTGGTCACCAACAATACCTGCAGCTTCTTGACCCTCTAACTTGAAGGTCCTCATGATGTTGGTTAGTAAGTCAGCTGTACCTCCTTTACCTCCCAACTCCATGCCTGTAGCATTGGCCATCATAGCAGCACCAGTAATCATCTGCTGAATCTGGTTTGCATCATTACCGGCCATTGCCAAATATTTCATACCTGAAGCTATATCTCTTGACATGAACATGGTCCTTAAACCTAATGTCTGAGCAGTTTCAGATAATCCAGACATTTGATTTTCGGTAGCTCCTGATATAGCTCCTACTGAAGTCATCATATCGATGAAATCAGCTCCAGTTGCAATAGTAGTGGTTAATGTTGATACTATCGAACTGGCCACACCACTGGCTATATTAGCGTACGACTGAACTGCGGTTAAGTTAGCCTGTACAGCATTTTTAGCATCCCTATGTAAACCTCTGATAACTGAGCTAGCTTCCCTTGCTTGGTTTGAAAACCTATCTTGAAGGACAAGAGCCACACCTATCTCGAGTTGTCCTGCAGAAGGACTACCACTTGTAAAAGCCATATAGTTTCAGATTTATCGAACAAAAGAGAGCTGCCCTACTTTCCTTTGGGCAGCTCTTTCTCAAGGGCATTGTAATATGCTTCGGCGGCTTCTATAAATTTCTTCCTTCGCCGCCAGGGGAGCTTTGCTAGAGTGTTAAAGTCAATACTAATATTAGCTTTAACAATGTATAGATATACATCTTCTAGTTCTCCCGTGGGTAGAAAAAATTATCTACCGCCATCACTGGTACCATAATCTTCTGTCCCGTTTCGGGGTCTTCGATTTGAGTAGTACCGTGGAATAGGGGGTCAAACCCTTTGATAGCAGACCTTATGTCCATCATATCTTTTGGGCTGAACATCCGGAAGTTCTTCACGGGTTCATAGTTGTCACCAACCCTCAGTTTGAGATTACGAGCGACTAACTCCTGATTTTTGGTACGTTCACTTGCGGGGAGATTTAAGACGTAGGCTTCCCCGCGGGCATTGAGGAGGTCGAAGCACATCTCTTTCCCACTTTTAGTAGTGAACTGTATTTCCGAGGTTTGTTTAGGTACTGGGTAGAATGGGATAGCGTTAGGTTTTGCTTCCATCTCTTCCATAGTTGGAACTACACCGTAGTCGAAAAGGAACTCTTCCTGAAGGTTTATTTCATAGTCTACTTCACGAACTTGACCATCGGCTGGACCATCCCAAGCATACCTGAAGTCAAGTATTTCCCCAAGAGAAAACACCCTGGAATTTACCATGATTGCATACCTGTCGAGTGAGGGCATTTTCTGCACATCTTCGGGGGTAAGCAATCGAGTTGCTGTTATATCAGTATCAGTTACAATGCCTGCAATGAACTTTGATATGTTCATGAAGGTTTTGGCATCTACCGGATTAGAAAGGATATCATCATCCTCTCCATTCTGTTCCCTTATAGTTACCTCGTAACCACTGGGGAGTTTGAAGGTAAGTTTCTTACCATAAAGTGTTTTGTCTTCCATGTTGTTGAGTTGTTAAGTGTATTCTTCTGAATATAGTCTTGGATACGAAAAAGGGAGAGTTCATTGCTGAGCTCTCCCTTGGTGATTCACTATTACAGCTTCTCGCAGGTGTCTACTGAGAACTCCAAATCCTCCAGAGTGTTGTCCGAACTCATTCGGTCTAAGTCCTGTCCGTTTACCTTGCAAGGCCATACTCCGGTACAAGTCCAGGAATTAAGGATAGATACTCCATCCTCGGCCAGCTCATTGATAAGTACGGTTTCCTTGTACTGACTTGGGGTTAAACCTCCCCCGAGCAGCATATCCTGTACTGACATCAGCCAATCCCATAACCAGGTATCTGAACCAGAAGTTGTCTCCAGCTTAGATGCAGTTAAGTTACCAACTGATACCCTGCCACCGGTCTTTACGTCGTAGTTTACATCCCCGTGTGCAACCTGTTCGATACTTATCTCAGGTACAGTTACCTTCTGAAAGAGGAAGGGGTTGATGGGGTGCTTGACAAATATTATTTGCCATAAGAACTTCTTCCTCGGGTTTTTTACTTTAGCTCCTGCCATAGTATTTATCGTATTTATTTGTTAGTTATTCTGGGCAGAGATGGATACTTCACCGGTGCTCTTGTTTACAGCAATGTCGATGATAACATCCATTTCGATATCCTGCATTGGAACAACCTCCTTATACTTCAGCTGAGCCCGATATTTACCCTGGCGAACGTCGGCCTCATTGTTTATCTGAAGCTCTTCGTAACTCTGGGCATCCTGGTCACCTATCCACTCATAGGAAGTGATGGCATTGCGGGTCTGCAGGTCATCCAGAATTTCTTTTGCTTCGTGATAAATGAGTTTCCACGTATCGAAGGTATTGGGCTCTTCGATGTAGCTCTCTAAAATCGGCCGGAGGTTTTTCTTCAGATAGAGATTGAGACGAACTATGGAGATGAATTTCTCCGAATCGTCTACGGGGTTCGAAGTGAAACCATGCCAGAGCATAGTGCGCTGACCCTGGGTCCTGGTGTTCTTTATTACGAACAGGTTCATGTACCACTTAGCGAACTCGTTAAGAGTATCCACTTCAGCAGGTCCTCCCAAGTTCTTCATCACCGGACCGAGTGCCGATACGATTACACCCCGGTTCATACCGGAGAACGAATACCAGGGACCGTAGGTAGAAGCGCAGATGGCATCGAGTCCCACTACCGAACCCAGCACATCGCATTTCTGGAGAGAGCCATTCTCGTTGTAATACTTGATACCACCTCCGAAATATGCCACTTCTTTCTTGGCACCAATGGTCTGTACCAGAGTCTTCAGTGCCGAAAGGGTCTCTTCGGGAGTTGCTGGGGTACGAGTGTCAGGAGCATACTTAGGCACTTCCACATACAACATCTGTTCGAAGATGTTGTGTACATCGGCAGCTACAGAGGTATATACCTTGGTATAATCCGTAGGCAGATGCTGATGTATGTGAGAAAGGATTACCGAATATGCCTCGTAGTAGGCCTTGCTTGCCTGATATGCCGAGAGCCATTCGTCTGCCGTAGGAGTAGCCCCTGCATTACCCTCAGTACACTGCATGTATACGTTGGTATCGGAAATTTCCTCGGCATCCACGGTACCTTCCGTTATCTTACCCACAGTAATCATCGAGTTCCAGTTGGAGAACTGACGAAGAATGGATATGATATCTTCCATGGTCTGAATACCGGTTGCCAGATTTGCCATGGTACCCTGACCATCGCCTGCCTTACCCTGGATTGCCTCAAAAGTGATGTTGGGAGCATTATCCAGGAAGTTCTGCAGAGTATTCACATTTATAGAGGGATTGGTTACTCCCTCGGAAGTGTTTGCAGATACTGCCGAGAAGAACAGCATTTCGTTGAGCATGCTGTCGTACGTCGGAATATTGGTAATATCATCCCGGCCACCATACTGAATGATGCTTGCACGGAGTGTTGGTTCCGTGGATACATTCAGCTTCAGGTAAAAAGGACGATTGAGATTAACTCCCGTATCACCCAATACCGGAGAACCAGCCTCTCGAGTACGTATGGCCATGTACATAGAGAGACTGTTCTCAGCCCCACTCGGGTCGGAAATAGTAATGGAAATAACCGAAGAACCGTCTGGTACCGATACCGAGGGAACTGCCCGAGAAGAAGCCGGTGTTACCGACATAGGCTTTGCCCAACCATAAGTAGCCCCAGCTCCAGCTACTCGTGATACCCGGACTTTTGCACCCATTTCCAGGGCTTTCATGATGTTTGATACCGAACCATCCGGAACTATTTCCGAACCGAAGATGCGAGTGAACTGTGAGGGAGTTGCAATCAAGTCCTTCGGGTCTTCGAATGGACCCTTAGTAGTACGGGCTACTACATTGATTACACCCAACAGAGGTACACTTGATTGTACATTCAGGTTCTTAAAATTGAACCTTACTCTTGGAGTCTGTGGCATATAATTATTGATTAAGGTTATGATAGTAAAAAAGAATCCACCTCCACGTACCCTCAAGTAAGAACCAAGGTCGATTGGAGGTATAGGTGGGTCAGGCTCCTTGGGGAACCTTCAGAGTGTAATCGGCATTTTCTAGAAGCACGGAAATATCTCTTATTGGAGTAATTACCTCTGGAGGAGTGTTACCATCTAAGAGGCAATCCTGTACTTCAAATTGGTATACCTTTTCCATCAACCCATTATCCAAATCCGGCATGTTATAAAAATTAACTATCCGGAGGAATATATTTCCTGTGAATAGAAATTTGGGTTCTTCGTATGGTTTTAGGTAGCCTCTTTGAGGAACTGACCAGAACATAATCTGATGCAACAGTCTCATGTGTTCTGCAGAATGAGCACACAGTCTTATGTTCATGTATTGTGATAGGGTTTCATAAGGTACTTCAGTTGCAGTGTAACCTATGCCCTCTTCTTTCTCTATTATCTGTCTCGGTAGTCCAATATCTCCAGGATAGAATCCTTCGGAATCAACCACGATACGGGGGGTTTCTTTTATACCTTTTGAGTGATTGTTACCCACTCCGAATATACTGACGTAGAAACCCTTTTCGTCAGTGATCTTTTTCAGGTCTTCTTTAAACCGTTCAGCATTTGCTGCACTGGTTGGAAGATAGTCTTCTGGATTTATAGTGTAGCCCAACTTGATAGCCATATTTAATATAGCCACGTATATGGACCTCTCTATAATTTCCTGAGAATTTACCATTTTACTTGATTGGGTCTTACACCATACTTTTGAAGTTCTTTACGTATCTCCGTTAGGATAAGTTGCTTGAGCTTATTCTTACCACCCGCGGCTTTAAGAGATGGTGCCCATACGGGCCGGGGTGGAATCCTACCATCGCTGGAACCGAATTCCAACATCATGGCTAGTTGGTTTAGTGTTAGCTTCTTCTGAGAAGAGCGTCTGGTTCCGATTGGTAATCCTATTAGAACCCTCGATTTATACCTATATAACCCAACTGACCTCGAATAGAGACCAGTCAGGTTATAAATAGGATGTTGTCCCCACCTTTCAATGGTAGCTGGAGATAATGGTTGCCAAGTTACTCCACCACCCATCGGCGGTATACCCAAAGTTAATGACTTCTTTACGATTGCAAGGAGGTTACGTGAGAATTGACTCACAGCTTTATCATATCCCCTCTGCATACTTGGCCCAAGGTTACTGACTAAAGATTCTACCTTTTGCCATTCACCATTTAGCTTTACCTGAAGTACAAGGTCAGATACTTTGGGAAGTGTGATATTTACCTTCCTTGCCATTTGTGTTAAAAATGTTTATCGTAAAAAGCTTTCAGTTCTGAGTAAACAGTCCTTATGATGCCGTCCTTATGATAATGGAACTCACCCGTATAACCTTCTATTCCCCCGAGCTTGTTTGCCCATTTTTCAGTCCAGAAGTCGTAATAGTTATTAGCACTGTTATGGAACATACAGTGTAACCCACTACATAGACCCACTGTAGGTAAATATAATGGACCTAATATTCGGGATTGTATACAATGACCAAACTCGTGATCATATACTGGTTCTCTTAATCCTGACTTCTCTGATAGGAAGATATAGTTTCCTAAACTTACTCCTCCATTCATTGTTGGAGCCACATAGAAAGCAGTACTCCTTTGTTTTAGGATTCTTTTCTCACCCCGTAGGATTATTTTATAACCGAGTCCGGCAAGGTTTTGAGGTAATTGCCAAATATACAAAATGATATGCCCAAGAATATGCAGGAACTTACCAAACTTAGTTTTATGTTGGTGTTCTTTTAAGATACTGGACATTGCCCATTCTTTCTTAAGAGATGCCTTTACTTTGAGATAGTGAACAAAATAACCGGCAATGAAATACACTATCGGGTATAAGATGAGCAAGAAAGCTACCAACCCATTGTCCAACCATCTCCAAATGCAGGAGAAGATAATTACTGAAGCTATGGCCAAGGAAATGTATAGCCATCCAAGTTTTGTAATGTTCATGGTTTATAGTTTTAGTTGTATGGAGCCACATTTATAAAGAAATGTTTTACACTTCCCACTACTTGGCAGAGTATGGTGTACACCTTATAACCGGAAGTAGGTGCTACATCGGCTGCATTCTGGTGCATGTGTATCACACTTGTACTATTTTGTTTTTTGAATGTAGGAGTTATATTATATGCACATATAAATGAAGCTGTTGGGTCTAGGTCATCGAAAGTATGTTCTAGTAGGGTCAGTGTGGGATTCCTTGAACCAGTATACCAAAGGGAATCTTTACCTCTTAGATCCATAGCTATATTTGTACCAGATACATAATTTATCAAAGAGGTTGTACCTATATATACCGCATTACCCTCTTTTATAATGTAGCCAATGATTTGGTCTTCTGTAGCATGGTCACCTAAATCGCTAAAAGTACCCTCGAATAGGAAATATATCTCATGAGTTTCTATCTGGAGATAGAATGCAGTAAATAAGTCATTCTGAGTATCACCGTCCCACCATATCATACCTATTCCAGAAGAATCTCCAAGGGTTTTAACAGTATTATTACCTGTCATCCATTGTAACTTCCTTAGAGCATCTACTAGAGTATCACCGTTTTGGATATAAGGGTCTTGGACATCACTATACTTGGTTATATCTAACCAACCCGATATCCTTGAGTCTGATAGGCTTCCACCGCCGCTTACCTCTTCCCAACCAGAACCGGTACTTACTTTACCAGATATATACACTTTATACCCACGGAATAAGGTTTTCTTGCCCTGTACCCATAGTAAATATTCTACTCGTCCTAGAGTAGGCATTAAACCAGTGGCTATAGCTATACCGTAATAACTACCAGAAGTTATGCCTGTATTAGATGGTCCATTTACTACAGTAGCAGCATTAGCCACGAAGAACTTTACCTTAGTATTTTGAGTACCATCAGAAAAGGGGGCTGAATCATTAAAATCAGTTATTACTAAATTATTAGGGTCAGCCTTACCTTTGAAAAGGTTGGCTATCTTCTGCAAGGTAGTTTTCTGTGTGGCTGATATCTGAATTTGTTCGGTACCAGTGGGAGTTACGTCAGTAAACTGAGAACTACCTATTTCATGAAATTCTGCCATGATATTTATATTTATTGTTTACTTTCGTCTTGTATTCTGTTGCTTATATCCAGCTTTCTGGTCGTCATACATAGATACTATGTTGGAGAATGTGGCTATAATTAAACTATCAGTCATCTGAACTACAGTGAGATAAGCCTCAGCTTGTTGGGCAGTTATTACTCCGGTAGTTGTAGTCCTAAATACCAAAGTCTTCCTTCTCTCTACTCCAGTAAGGTTTGTGTCTGAAGTTATCAGGGATTCAGAATTTCCTTCTATTCCGGTATAATCAATATAAAAATTATCTCCGGAGCCGTCATCCCATGGTATACTAACTTTTGTCATACTCTGATTATTAAATTAGGGATATAGAGGGGATATCCCACCCCTCTATACCAAAATCCCTTGGTCCTATGCCTTGGGAGTAACCGTAAAGGTAGTGTTGGTGTCCACCGTAACCTGTACTGCCGAACCATCCTGAGGAACATCGACTGAAGTCGGTGTAACTTCGATGAATGGGTCACCTGCAGTCTGATTGAGAGTAGCAGTTGCTTTCTGACCACCATAAGCTGTAGCAATAATCTGTTGCGCACGAGCTTCTATGGTTTCATTAGCTGCTGCAGTCAGAATTAAGCTAAATGAGTACTTGGCTTTTGCACCTGGGTCGCCAGCGATTGCAACACCGCTTGTAGCTGCGGCCCCGTGGGCAGTGAACGTGATTGCTGCAATATCGGCATCGATGATATCTCCCGTACCCTTAGAAAAGGTGATTTTGGTAGTGTTTGATGCACCGGTTAAGGTTATCGGACCACCATCCTTATCTACTGCCGGGTTAGTATTATCAAACCTGATAAACTCGGTTGCTGGGAGATGATTAGCAACGAATTGCTTCTTCTCAGCTACTCTTGTACCCTCTACTTCAAAGGTAGCAACCTGTACTAAACGATTCCCTCGGTCAACTACTTCGGCTTTTACCTGAAGAGTAGTATCACCAGAACCAGATGAGGGATTAACTACTATACCGTTCTTTTTTACTTCGGCCATTTTTTTTTTATTTGGGTTTAACTTTGAATGTCGTATTAGTCTTTACGGTAGTTTCATCCTCATAGTTATTCATTTCGCTTAACTCAAGGATGTACTTAGTTAACTCTACGTACCTATCGATGTTCTCCATGTAGGAGAGTATCTTTTTTGTTTCTTCTGGAGTTTCTCTCTTCAGTACTACAAAAAAGAGCAAAGCTTCATCATGTGCCTGAGCAACCTGAGTATCACCAGTTGGTGAATAGACCTTTCCATTGATTACGAACTTATCCTGTGCCCAGTCAAAGTTCCAATAACCTTCTTTGGTTAGATGTCCATTCTCTTCAAGTGACCTTTTAGTTACATATAATACAATATTTATACCGTCCAGTTCACCTGAAACAGTCTCTTTTAATGAAGGCCAAGTTCTTATGAAGTTGTACTGAATCAATCCGTCCAGAAAGTACGGTTCGTAGTTATTACCAGTATCTTCACCGTAAGACAGAATCTGGTCAAATCTCTTTAACCAGATTAGAGGTTGTTTACCTGCATCCACTTCAACAAAGTCATTTACAATGGCCTTGTATCGGTCCCATACTCCTTTTGTAATCCTTTTCCTCCGTGCCATACCCTATCTCTTTACAGGGAAGCCTGGGTCTGGGCCATCTAATGGTCCTGGCCTCCGGTGGTTTACTACTTTTGGAACTACTACCTTCTTCACTGTTCGGCAAATGGGTAGATAGATGGAAAGTCTTTCAGCAAGCATACACAGATTTTGTTTAAGTATATCAATAACTCCACCTGGTTGCATTGCTTTTATGACATTTGATGAGGTTTTAGATTCAGAGTCAGTATCGTTGAAGAATTCTACCTCAGTTGGACCTGTTTGTATTCGCTTAACCTCACCTGAACCCTGGCTTGACTCTGAAGACTCGGATTCAGATGTAGAGGATGAGTTACTCTCTTTAACTGATTCTGCAGTGGCACCAACCATCAATGAAATCTGTACAACCATATAATCATAGGCTGCCAATTCCATAATTAGCTGGTTTTCTAGAGCTTCATAATACCTGTCTCTTATACACATCTCCGAGCCCACGAGACCTCTCTACATCTCGTATGCC